CGAATAAGCGCCTGCACTTGTGATCGTTACACTGGTCACTTTCCCGTCCGTCAAAACAGGAGTCAAAACAGCGGGGGTTCCAGTGCCTACTACCGTGATCGAAGGGGTCGCAATGTATCCCGATCCCTGATTGATGATCGTGACCGTAGCGACATGAATATTTGGGCTTGTTCCGGTGGTTGTGATTGAAACCACCGCACGGCTTGCGTCGTTTAGCGAGTCGGTCTCCTCGGTGGGTCCGGAGAACAGCTTCAGAGAGTTCTTATCGCTCGGGAAGACGTAGTAGATCTTGTTGGTGACCGTTGCTCCGCCATTGACCACGTTGGACAACGTCACCTGATCTCCGGGAACGAACGGATGGTTGGGGACAGTAATCGTATTGGTTGCGTCAGATGACGCCACGATGGCGTTCACCGAGGCAATCCTAGTGAAACCGTTGTCGAGAGCCGAGACCGGAGCCCCCGATGAGTACGAGGCCTCCATGATCAGCGGCAAGCCGTCGTTGTAGAAGTCGCTGATGCCCTCGGTGACATCGTATCCCGTTGTGTTGTTCGATAGCTCGAAGTAGTACCGGTTCGACGATGTCAGGCCTGTCTTGAGCGTCACCGGGCTGGTGCCCTGTTGGCCGCTGGCTTGCGACAGGTGCAGCGTGCAGACGCCGCCGGCCTTTACGTTGACGTACATCCCGAATCCCTGACCGGTGGATGTCGATGAGGTCCACAGGTTGGGAGAAGTCCCGATCTGGAAAACCACAACACGATCACCGGACTGCAAATCGGGTGTGACATTCAATGTCACAGTGTTGCTGCCGGTGTTGACGTCGGCTCCGGTGAAGTAGTACCGGGCATTCCCTGGGCGCAGCATGACCACCGAGTTGGTGGCCTGAATCAAACGCACCGGGGTGTAGATGTCGTGCCCGTTGAGCGGTATCTCCAAGTGCGATTGATTGGGTCGCACGAGGTACATCCTGCCCTGCCCGCCGTCGGTAGTACGCACCTCGTTGGTGGCTACGATCAGCGCTTGGTAGCCGGTGTCCGGATCACGGAACGGCAGCACACCGAGGATGTCGGTGAAGGCCGTGGTGTTGTTGTAGGACTGGATGTTGCGATTGGTCGGCCCACCGGTAAACGTGATGGCTGCAGACGACAGGATCGCGTTGCTGTTGGTGTCCGAGATGCAGCGCGTCCCGTTGGGGAACACCAGCACATTGGCGCTGCTGTCGGAGCAAACAATCGTTCCGTTTGGAGGCGGACTGCCGCTGACAACCGTCACCTGATTCGACCCAGATGTGACCGTTGCCAAGAAGGTGTTCAGGGTCCACTTGCCGCCCCACTTAGGCTGAACGATGCCCCAGCGGTTGCGGATGTTCTGATCCTGAAATATCCGGTTGATTGCCTGGCTGACAAACTGGGTGGGCAACTGGGCGGGATCAAGGCGTGAGATGACGCCCTTGAAGCCGTCGTCGACCGATATAATGTCAGGCAGGTCAGGCATATTACCGGGAGGGCACGATTATCTGGCGCACATATTTCTCTTGCAGCGCCACCTTGTCGATCTCCTTGGTGAGTTCAGCCTCGCCTAACTCTAGGAACTGGTTGCCTAGGTCGATCTTGCCGTCGACGCGCAGCATCTGGCCCGCGGCCTTGAGGGAGCAGATCTCGCAGAAGCGGTAGGGGAAGGCGTAGGCAGTGGCCTCGGCGGCACTGGACAGGAGCGGCGGGGTCTTGCGGAACTCAATCCAGACGTAGGGCAGATCGGCTGTGATCAGGATGCCGTCGTCTATGAATGTGTACGGGGCCTCCTGCTGGCGCCAAGTCACCCGCGGGTCAATGGGCCAGACCGAGAAGGTTTCGCCAATGGGGACTGCCCTGGTGGTGCCATCGACATTGGTCGTCTGCGAGATGTTGCGCAGGAACTTGTTCAGGCTCCCCCAGTAGGACGTGTTGGTCGGGACAGTCCCTGCTGAGGCGGTGGCGTAGAGTTGGTAGTACTCTTGGGTCACCGGGTAGAGAACGATGGTCCCGACGGTGTACGTGCTCGTTGAGCTCCAGCTTGCGCTGCCGGAATAGGATGCCTGCGCCAGCCCCCAGTACTGCGAGTTCAGTGTTCCGTTGGGGCCGCTGGTCGTGGGCGCATTGCCCGAGCTGGTTGCACCAACGTACTGGTAGTACTTCTGCTCCACCGGGTAGTACACCACGGTGCCCTGCGAGTATGTGACCGCATCGCTGTAGTTGGGCGCGAAGAACTCCTGCTGGTAGACCGTTTGCTCGGGCCAGTCGAAGCACTCCCAGGCGCTCCGTAGGCTCATCGAGATGAACGTGCGGAAGAAGTTGGACTCCTCGGTGGTCAGCGTTGAGAAAACGCGCCCAGTGAGCTCACAGGCGCGTTGCAGGACGTAGTCGTAGGTGACGGTTCTCATTGGCTACCAGGATTTGCACGCCCAGTACTTGGCGGAGAGTTTGGTGCCCGGCTCGTCACAACCATGACGGGCTCGGAAAGATGCGCGGCGCTCCGGGATGTGCTTCTTGATCGTCATGTCGGGATCGCCGAAACGGACGAGAGCGACCTTGTCGCCCTCCTTGGCCAGGACAGCGAACTTCTTGTTCTCGCCCGGAGTGCGCTTGGGCTTGTTGTAGCCCGAGAACTTGTTGCCCTTGTAGTTGATCATCACTCTTTCGGCAAAGCGTACCATCCCTCAGGGATGATCACGCGGTTTCTGCTTTTGACGACGGCGCCGGTTGAGTCCTTCGCCCAGACCTTAGCTTTTACCGGCTCGGCCAGGCGCACCGGAGTCCCCGGAGGCACCAGGACCACTCGGGTCGGGGCGCAGGCCAGCGTCGTCAATGCGAGCATGAAGACGAGCGGCCAGAGAGTTGTCCTTGGCTCCGTCTTCACAGGTTTGATCCTTCTGGTCCAGCAGCTTGTCGAGGGCTGCACGCATCAGGCCCTGCGATAGGCTGGCTAGGGGGTCCATGTTTGATCAGGTTGGCGTGGAAGATAGCGGCCCAGACGAAGATCCCGGCCAGGCCGCAATTCATCAGGATCTCGGTGTCTGCCGGTGTCGAGAGTGTCAGGCAGTTACCTAGGGCTCCTGCCGCGGTTCCAGCCAGTGACAGCCGGAGGGTCAGGCTGGAAGCCTTGGGCCAGCGTTCGATCAGGCCGCCGGTGCGGTAGATCATCACCATGAAGACAGAGACGCCGCCGGCTAGGACGCCGTTTGCGACCACGTTGATGATGGTTTCGGCTTTCATTTCTTCCGCAGTTTGAAGCGGTCCATGACCAGCTCCACACCATTGAGGCCGAGGAATCCCATCAGGAACGCCGCGGCATACTGGGTGTTACTGTTCTTCATTCCGAAAATGTCGACCACCACCGGTGTCAGGTAGTTGGCCGACAGGGTGCCCACCAGCAGCGAGGTCAATGTGGTGAACCAGTCCTTGTGACCGTCTTTCTTCACAGTGACCAGGCTGCCGGCAAATCCTGCTGCAAGAAGCCCGATATTGACTCCGAGGTCTCGCAGCGTGTCCTTCACTTGTCCTTGCCCTCCTGCTGGGCGTCCTGGGCCTTCAGAGCGGTGAACATGGCACCGGCGCCACCGACAGCGGCAGCGACTGCGCCACCCATGTCACCGGCCACGGCCTGTTTGATGGCGATTGAAAGTGCGGCCAGTAGGACGGCCACACCGCCGGCGGTTGTCTTCCAGTTCTTCATTCGGGTTTCGGTTGGGCTGCTGCGATGATGATGTCGGCCAAAGGAACGCCGACCTTGGCGTTCTGGTAGCCACCGGCCTTGATGGCAACGTCGATAAGCTGGAGCAGGCTATTGGTCTGCTCTTGAGTCAGTGTGATGGTAATTTCCATATCAGGCCGCAGTGTCGGAAACCGGAGCAACCTCCGCAACCAAAACCGGCACAGCTTGCTCAACGATCGGCGGGACGATTTCCACCGGAGGCACCCACGGCAGCGGCAAACTCACCACGGGCGGGTCGATCTGGTTCTGGATCTGGAGCGAGACGTTCGCTTCGATGGCAGCTTGATCGACTCCGTTGGCGTAGCACCAGCTCAAGACCTGTTCCTGCGTGAGGTCTTCGTAAGGCGTGAAGCCGGAACCACTCGGAGCAGCGAATGAGCAGCTACCGTAGCACGTTCCAGAGAACGATTCCTGCGAGCCGTTGCATCGCCAGTCGGCGGTGATAACAACGTCCGTGAGAGTGCCTTCTGCGGGTTTAACCAGAAGGCGTTCGATGAGCCAGAGGATGGTCATAAAATTAGGCGTTCTTGAGAGCGTTGACTTCGGCGGTGAGTTCTTGGATGGCAGCGACAAGCAGAGGAATCACTTCGGTGTAGCGAAGGCCAAGCTCGTTGTTCTCGCCAATCACATCGACAGCTTCAGGAAGCACAGACTGTACATCCTGAGCGATGAGGAACGAACGACGCTTGCTTGCGTCATCGGTCTTAAACTTACCAATGACAGAACGGAGCGAACCAACCTTTGAGACGGCGTTGCTGATCGGCTCGATGATGTCCTTCATGGTTTCGTCTGACAACGTGGTCCAAGCGGTGGCACCGGAAACAAGCTGAACACCGACAGAAGATGCATTGCTAATCTTGAATGCAGGAGTAGCAGTCGCATCATTGATAACTCCATAATCCCAAACAGCGGTTCCGCTCTTTCGGATGGTGTGATTTCCGTAGTTGGAAACATAGTCCATCGCGATGTTCGTATTCGCTCCGGTAGATTTCACCAGAATCGCACAATCAGTGGATTTTTGAATGTCCAAACGATTGCTGCTGCTCGCAACACCCAGCAGCAAATTCCCCGACGCATCCAGCGTCATGACTCGAACAAACGCATTGGCTCCTGTGAGGGGGTTGCCAGCGGTGCCAGAGGGGGCGGTAGACCATCGGTGTTCTCCAGCGTTTAACTCATACAAACAAGCAGCTACAGAACTCGCTTTGTAAATAAAATCGGTTCCGTTATTGTATGAATTGTGAGCAAAACGAGTAGCAACTCCAGTTGCAGCCATTCCGCCGACAGTTCCAAAATCAACAGCTTTGAATGCAGAACCCCACGCACTCGGCGTAACTCCGATGCCGACGTTGCCGGTATCTGTGATTCTCATACGTTCGTTGCTAATGCCGAGCGTATCGTTTGTGTGAAATCGCAATGCAGAAGCTGCACCTGCTCCAGTCCGTTCGGCAATAATTTCAGCCCCTTTGGAGGTACTCAACGTTGACATCGTAAACACCAACGAGGCCGTGGTTGCTACGGTCGATGAATTTGATTGGATATTAAACAGAGGACTTGCTCCCGAAATGTGCAGAAGCGACGTCGGACTTACCCCAATCCCCAATCCGGTGGCGTTGAGGGTCATGGCGGTGCCAGCGACTCCGCCGACGTTGGACCATGTGTGAACGTTTGCCGACGTTATTTCATAGGCGGTAGTTCCTGCAATCTGCAA